ACTACATTTTATGAAATATTTGGAAATAAAATGCAGTATATGTCAAGGCGTAAATGCAGTATATGTCAAGGCGTAAAGTTTTAAGAAAAGGTACTTATTTATTTACAATAGATTGGGGACCAGGAGATTACAACGAATTAGACTTTGGTTATACACAACATCCAGACCAACACAAGTGTGGTCATGTATTAGAATTAGATGATGGTAACTATGCAATACAACCCAACAATAGACTAAGAGTCTATGATGCATCAACAGGCTCTGATCCAAACGAAAAACCCCTTATAAATAGACTAGTTAATAATACAAGATGGTCAGTTGAAACTAGTTCTAAATGGATAACTGACGAACATGAGGAAGGTAGTTATGACTACCATTTTAAGGAGATAAAAGATGGCAAAGAAGAAAAGCACAGTAAATAAAGCAGGTAATTACACTAAACCTGGCATGAGAAAAAGAATGTTTAATTCTATCATGGCTAGTTCTAAGGGTGGTAAGCCTGGACAATGGAGTGCAAGAAAAGCTCAGATGCTAGCTAAGAGATACAAAGCAGCAGGGGGAGGGTATAAATAATGGTTAAGAAAATTAAAAAAGTTGCTAAAGCATTAAAGAAAGCATCTGCTTTACACAAAAAACAAAGTAAGATTATTGAAAAACATGTTAAGGATATGAAATCTTATGGCAAAAAAAAGAGATCCTAAAGTAGGCACAGGCAAAAAACCTAAAGGATCTGGTAGGAGACTTTACACAGATGAGAATCCTAAGGATACTGTTGGTATTAAGTTTGCGACTCCTGCTGATGCTCGTAAAACTGTTGCAAAAGTTAAAAAAATATCTAAACCATTTGCACGAAAGATCCAAATATTAACTGTTGGAGAACAGAGAGCAAAGGTTATGGGTAAGACACAGGTAGCATCTATATTTAAAAAAGGTAAAGAAGCTATAAGAAAAGGGAGAAAAACATAATGGCACTTGCAAAGAGTCAAAGGAGTTTGAAAGCATGGGGAAAACAAAAGTGGAGAACCAAATCTGGGAAGAAGTCTTCGGAGACTGGGGAAAGATATTTGCCAGAGAAAGCTATCAAGAGTCTATCGTCTGCGGAGTATGCGGCAACGACAAGAGCAAAACGAAAAGGAACAAAAAAGGGCAAACAATTTGTGAAGCAACCGAAAGGGATTGCAAAAAAAACAGCTAAATATAGGAGATATAGCTAATGATGTATGGAAAAATGAAACCAATGAAAAATAAAAATGGTATGAAGAAAAAAAATGTTGCTAAAAAACATAAAGGTTTTTCTAAATTACCAGAAGCAGTTCAAAGAAAAATGAACAAAAAACTAGCTAAGAAAGTATAATGAGAAAAGGACTATATGCAAACATCCATGCTAAAAGAAAGCGTGGGGGTAAAATGAAAAAGAAAGGTGCTAAAGGTGCACCCACTGCTGCAAACTTTAGAAGAGCAGCAATGACAGCAAAGAAAAAATAATGGTAGCAAAAAAATATCAAAACCCCTCTGGAGGATTAAACGAGGCAGGTCGTAAGTATTTTAAAAGAACAACAGGTGCTAATCTAAAAAGACCTAGCAAAAAAGTTGGTAATAAAAGAAGAGCTAGCTTTTGTGCAAGAATGAAAGGCATGAAGAAAAAACTTACATCTGCTAAAACTGCTAATGATCCTAATTCAAGAATTAATAAAGCACTTAGGGCTTGGAATTGCTAGTCTACTAGTATGTAGTATAACTATGGCTGATATTAAAAATACAAAAGACTTTATAAAAGCAATAGAAGAGGTACGTTCAGAGTATCCAGAAGATGCTCTTGAGAAAAAAATACCTGTATCTTTTATTGCAACTGTGGCTGCTACAGAAACTGGTAACTTTCAATTTAAAAATGCACCAACTGCACAGAAAGGTAATAATTATTTTGGTATGAAACCAATAGGAGATCAAAAATTTGTAACAACAACTGGTGGTGTTAATATAGCAAGTTTTGATGATCCTAAAGCTAGTGTAAGAGCATTTATAAATTTAATCACTACAGATGATAGATATAAAGATGTTAGGGAATCTACAGATAAAATAGAAAATATGTTTCAAGGTATGAGTCCTTATGCAGAAAATCCTAACTATGTTAATTTACTTACAAATGTATACAATGATAGAATTAAACCAGTAATAGAAACAGAAAATATGTTGGTTCCAAAAAGAAAACCTATGAATCAACAAATGGATTACTTACAATAAAAAAAGGGGAGCCATATAGACTCCCCTAGCAGGCAACAACAAGGCATACAGAGTATTTACTCTGGGTGCCTTTTTTTTTGGTCTGATTGATACAGAGATCTATCACCCCATCTACTTCTCCAAAGATAACTATTAAATCTTGATACATACCTTTCAAGTAATTCCATAATTATATTATGCCAAAATAATTTTCTAAACTTTCTGTATAAGTTGTTTGATATCATCTTGTAGTTTTCTCCCAACAGCGTTAGCATGATTAATTACAGCAGCACATAGATTACCATGATAGGGATAACCTTTTAGTGCTTCCCTAACTTTACCTACAGGCTTACCACCATAGTCAATCACAATAGCATTATCTTTGTTTAAACCAATTTTTAATTCAAATAATATACCAGTATACTTATCTAAATTATTTTTTTCCATTATCTTTCTCCCCAACTTTAGGGTCATAAGGCATTAATGTAGCTAAACTATTCATAATAGTTACAACTTCAGCATATGGCCTAGTCATTAAGTACTTCATAATATCTTTTAATTTTTCAGAATCAATAAGATACTGTCTTGCTTGTGGTTGTTTGTCCATTTGTCCTCCTATTAAAATGGTATATCATCATCCGTAGGATAATGTTTACTTAGTGTTTCTAGTTTTTCTTCAGCAGTAGATATTACTTCTAACTGTTAGCTGTTTATCAATTTCATGTACAAACTGTGGGTGCTCACCTATACCTACAGACTTATCCATGTATACTGATATAGTTGCTTTAGCTACAGCTATCTCAGCTTCATACTTTTTTTGAAGTGCTTCAATAAACATATCTCTCATTATTCCCTCCCTTTAAATTGATAGTATTTATTTTCTACTAATTCCTCATCATCAAGATAAGGATTAGATTTTGCAGCATTAGACTCTCTTGCATCTCTAATAGTTTGATTCAAAGTTCTACCTTGACGCAAACAACCTGCTACAAAATCTTCTACTTCTATTATTGCCTGTTTAACTTGACCCATTTGTTTTTACCTCCATTATTAATCTACCTAGATACCAATTAGCTTTTTCTAAATCTTGTAAAGGTTCACCCTTAAATTTATACCTAGAAACATACTTCAAGACATTACCTTTTAAGTACCCATGATACTCATCATTTGTCATACAATCTTGTATAACTTCTATAGTTTCTTTTTTACCATGTTTATAATGAGAAGGTGAATGCACACTATCATGCTTTGTTTCATTCTCATAAGACATATCATGGCTATGATCTTTTTCATATTTGTATGTTCTTTTCCACATAGGAATAGATTTATCTTCTTCCATATTCTCTCCTAATAGTTTTAATATCAATTGTTTCTATATTATAATTACCATTCTTAACTTCTCTTTTAAGTATAAGACCACTCCACCACATATGTTGAGTATCTCTAGCAAAATGTTCTGTATAAGACCACTCCACCACATATGTTGAGTATCTCTAGCAAAATGTTCTGGATGACTTAAATAACATCCTGCAGATAAACCATGTATCTTACTACCATTTGGTAATGTAGATATAGCATAGTCTAACAAATGACTATGGCCTACTGTAGCAGAAACTTTGTGTTTTGTCAAGAGAGTTCTACCAATATTTTCTCCAGAGATAGCTGATCCCATAATACCAGATGGAAAATGATGTGCATAATGTATACCATCTACAACTTTCATACTTCTATAAGGTACTTCTTGCCAACCATATTTTTTAAAATGTAGATCAGATATTTTCATAGTGCCATCTAACTCTGGATTCTCATCTACAAATCTATCAATACGATCTTCGTGATTACCGTGTAACATAATCTTTTTAGGTTTATGTTTACCTAATCCTTTATTAAATAAGGATAGTGCTTCATGTGAATGATCCATATCTTTTTGATATCTTCTACCTTCAAATGATTTTTTTGCTCTGTCGTAACTAGATAGAGAATCCATACTGCAAAAATCACCCATGCATATTACATGTGTAACTTTAAAATCTGCAGCTAACTTACCTGCCCATAAAAATCTATCATTGCTTGCTTTGGGTGTGCAATGAGGGTCACCCATAACTAAGTGCGTTGCCATTAGTTTAACTCCTTGTCTCGTTTCATTTTTAAGTATTCAAGAAAGTCAATCACATTAGATTCATCATCAAATTCTGCAACAGAACTAATAGACATATCCTTTCCTCGTTTATTTTTATCATCAGCAAATCCTCTAAGTCCCCATAGAAACGTTGAATGAGGGTCAGTAGTTGCCATTTTTATCATACCCCTAGCTATCGTAGAGCATAATTCGTATTGTTCTGTGGACATTTTAGATTTACTATCCATGATTATACCACAAGTAAAACCTTTCTGCCAAGGACTTACTATTATCTTAACAGAATTTATTACATCAAACTTTTCATTTTTTTTCATTCCAATACCTATCGTAGTTATCACTATTATAATCTAATACTTTATGTTCAAAGCCTCTCTTCATACTTTTTCTACCAAAGTCATCTGCATCTTTTTCTTTATCAAATATATTATTAGTAAATAATTTATAATCATTATCTTTTTTATTTTTAAATACTATAAAATATAAATGCATATTATATACATTCAAAGAGTCAATGGTGAACAGACCCCTCAAACTATCCACCATTAAACTCTTCGGTTTCCTCCTTAGGATTTGTAACAGAAGTGTACCAAACCCATTTAGGATTCTTACCTTTAGATTGCTGTTGTGGTAACAACTGCAATTTATCACTTCCCCAACAAGGAAGTTTGTATGGGCAGTATGAACATACAAAGCCCAAAACTCTATTACCAGTAGGTTTACTTCTAAAAGTCTCTGGTATATCACTAAAACATTTTTTAAAAGGTTTACTTTCTTTAATTGCTTTTATATTTTGTTTAGCTGTATCTAATGCTTTCTTTTTATATTCGCTATGTTCTTGTGGAGTTTCACAAATAGTCCATTCACCTGTTGATTTGTTAATAGCTATCCAACCCCCAAAGTTTTTTTTCTGACTCTCTCCATATAAAAATCCCTGTGATGCATAACCAAAGGAATCTTCTTTGACAACTTCAGTAAAACCTCCTGCCTCACCAAACTTTTTTTCAAAGGAATAAGGTGACGCACTCTTAATATCCCATATTTTCTCATCGATCTCAACATCTTGTCTACCCTCAATTGAGTCTCCATTAAACTTGTATGTAACTTTTTTCTGCTCATTTTTAATAT